ATCCCCTAACCGCAATGATGGCGGCGGGGCAACAACAAGCCGACCCTGGCATGAACAGGGTTTCGGCGTTTATGCCGCCAACGCCGCAGCAACCGCAAATGCACCCAGCGGACCAGGAATATTTCAATCGAATACAAACACAATATCCGCAGCTGGTGGAAGAATACGCAGCACACCCAGAATCAAAGGGTGGGCGAGTAATTAACACCGATGTAGCGCGAGAAATGTCCCAACACTATCGGGAAGACCGAACCAGGTCGGCGGACATTCACGAAGGCGCTAGTAGCTTCATGAAAAAAATATATGCCGACAGACTCTCCCAGCCGACCCCCAAGGGCATGGATAACACGGTGGTATTTAGCGCGGGTGGAACTGGTGCGGGGAAGACCACGGCCCTGGACATATTGGAAAAAGTCGATCCAGCGCTTGCAAAAGCCGAAATGATCTACGACACCAACATGAACAAGTTTTCATCGGCGGACAAAAAGATACAGCAAGCCCTGGATGCCAAACGCAAGGTCCGAATTGTTTACACCTACCGCGACCCAGCAGAAGCGCTAGAAAATGGCGCATTGTCACGGGCGCACAGGATGGAAAAAGAAAAGGGATCAGGTCGGACCGTCCCAATTGGTGAACATCTAAAAACCCACTTAGGTTCGCGCCAGGTGATCGAACAGCTGCAAAAGAAATACGCCAAAAACAAACGGGTGAATATTCAAATTGTTGACAATTCATTAGGTAGGGGCAACGCCAGAGCAAGCCAGCTTGACAAGTTGCCTAAATTAGAGGAAAATGAAGTTAAAAGGAGGTTGTATGAAACACTCGAAAGAGTACGTTCCAGCGGTATTGGCGGAACGGAGCGAATTAGTGATGCCATCTACAGGGGAACTAAAGGCGCTAACGCCCGCTGAACATCGGGAAATGCGGATGTTTGAAGCAGAAAACAAAGGCCTGGCTGAACGCCTGGCTGCTGGTTTGAACAAAGCGGTTATGCGCGAAGACATGGACGGAACTCGCGGTGTCTAGCTGCGCGACTTGTTTGTTCTTTAAGAACGCCCAAATTATGGGAAGCTGCCGCCGTTATCCGCAAATGCTTAACAAACACGAAAACGATTGGTGTGGTGAACACGTTCTAGCGCCTATGGCCCTGGTCCAAATGCCCGTGTACGACATAATGACCGACACGGTTACAGAAGCTCCTAAACGCAAATATATAAGGAAAAAAGATGCTGCAGCCGTTGCGTGACCGCGTAGTGGTACGTCCCCAGGTAAGGACGCTATCGGAAATCATCGTGGTAAACAACAAAGAACCATTTAATGAAGGCACGATCATGTCGATTGGCCCAATGGTGACAGAAGTAAAAGTCGGCGATTTTGTTAAATACGGAAACGGTGACTATTTGAATTGGCCTACGCATAACGTGGGCGGTCAAGATTACCAAGTAATTCAAGAAGCGGACATTTGTGCCGTAGTTGAAGCATAATCCACAAACCTAACTCTTTTAAGGATCACATCATGTCAAATTCACAAGCAATTGGCGCGGCATATCTTGACCAAGATATTATCGATGCCAATTATTCCCTAGTGAACAATATCACAGGGCAATTAGGTTACACAACTGGCAGCACAACAACTTCTGGCGTTTCTGTTACCCAGGCCACTAGCAAATCAACGGGCGTAACGCTCAATGCCGCAGCTGGTCAAATTGTGACCAACAATGCAGCGTTAGCGGCTGCTGGTGAAGTGGCTTTTGTAGTTACTAATAGCGCAGTAAGCGCATTAGATATTCCAGTAATTGCCCTAGCATCTGGCGCAGCAACCGCGGGAACTTATTTGTTAAGCATTGCAGCTGTAGCAGCTGGTTCTTTTACGGTTGTAATTTCTAATGCTAGTAGTGGTTCATTGTCTGAAGCCCTAACAATCAATTTTGGCATTATTCACGTTGCACAACTGTGAACGAAGCAGCCCTAAAAGCCAGGATTGAAAGCCTAACCGCCCAGGCCCGTCAAATGGAGCAAAACCTCCAGGCGATCGGCGGGGCGATCCAGGACTGCCAATATTGGTTAACCCAACTGGACCAAACCAATGCCGCAAACAAAGCCGATAGCGCACAAGACAACGGGGAAGGGTAAGACCTACAACCCAACGGATAAGGGCGCGGGCATGACCGCTAAAGGCCGTGCTGAATACAACGCCAAGAACAATAGCAATTTAAAGCCCCCAGCACCTAATCCGAAGACCAAAAAAGACGAAGGCCGCAAGGCCAGCTTTTGCGCCAGGATGGAAGGTGTAGTCAAAAACGCCAAAGGCCCAGCAGAACGGGCTAAGGCATCATTAAAGAACTGGAACTGCTAATGAAACCTGGACTCTATGCCAACATCCACAAAAAGCAAGAACGGATAGCCAAACAAAAGGCCGAAGGCAAGCCCGTAGAACGTATGCGTTCGCCTGGCAGCAAAGGCGCACCCACAGCTGCAGCATTTAAACAATCTGCTAAGACAGCTAAGAAATGACAGACTTAATCGAAAAGCGCCCCGTAGGTCGCCCTAGTCTTTATGATCCCGCATTCTGCGACCAGGTTGTAGAGCTAGGCAGCCAGGGTAAATCCATAGAACAAATAGCCGCAAAGCTAGGGGTTTCTACTAGGGTGCTATTCGATTGGAAAGATAGACACGAAGAATTTCTGCGCGCCTTGGACCAGGCGAAAGAGCTGGAGCTGGATTGGTGGGAAACAATAGCCCAAAACATGATGATCGAGAACAAAGACGCTGCCAAACTAAATAGCGCAATTTGGTCCAGGTCAATGGCTGCACGATTCCCTAAGAAATATCGGGAAAGCACTAAAACAGAGATTACGGGGGAGAACGGCGCACCGCTGCTACAAGGCATCCAGGTCACATTTGTAAAGCCGAATGAATGACATAGTCAACCAGGCGATAGCTAAAGCGGAATTCCCAATTAAGCTACGGGGCTTGTTTGAGAAAAGCCGCTATAAAGTCGCATACGGTGGACGGGGTGGAGCTAAGAGCTGGGGCATAGCCAGGGCGCTACTGATCAAAGGCGCTAAAGACCCAATGCGAATCCTTTGTGCCAGGGAATTCCAAACATCCATTAAAGACAGCGTCCACAAGCTGCTATGTGACCAGATCGAAGCGCTTGGACTGCTGGGTTTCTATGAGATAACCCAAAACAGCATTCGCGGCAAGAACGGAACAGAGTTTTCTTTCGTAGGCCTACGCAACAACGTGGCAAACATTAAGAGTTACGAAGGCGTGGATGTTGTATGGGTGGAAGAAGCTCAGACAACCAGCCGCCTATCCTGGAACATCCTAATCCCGACCATCCGCAAACAGGGCAGCGAGATATGGATTAGCTTTAACCCAGAGCTGGAAACAGACGAAACTTATCAGCGCTTTGTGCTGCAGCCCCCCGCGGACTGCATCCAGATCAAAATCAACTGGAGCGATAACCCCTGGTTTCCAGATACGTTGATGCTGGAAAAGGACGCACTAAAGCAGCGCGACCTGGAAGCATATAACCAGGTTTGGGAAGGGCTATGCCGCCAATCAGTCGATGGGGCTATCTTCGCTAAGGAGCTGCAGCAAGCAGAATTAGATGGGCGGTTGTGCAAAGTCCCATATGACGCAACCAAACCAGTTCATGCCGTGTTTGACCTGGGATGGGCCGACAGCACAGCCATTTGGTTTTTGCAGTTTGTGGGCATGGAAACCAGGCTAATCCGCTACATCGAAGACAGCCAGAAGACCATTAGCCACTACCTGGCAACCATGCAAACGTTTGGTTATGTGTACGACAAGGTATGGCTGCCACACGATGCGGAGAATAAAACCCTGGCTGCAGCTGGTCGGTCCATTGATGACATAGTGCGGGCAGCTGGATACAAAACCCAGATATTGCCCCGTGTGCCAATCCTGGACTCGATCAACGCTGCCAGGACCATATTCCCCAGCTGCTACTTTGACCGCGATAATGCTGCCGAAGGGATTAATTGCCTACGCCACTACAGATATGAAGTCGATCCAGTATCGGGCCAGTTCAGTAGAACCCCGCTACATGACCACTACTCCCACGGGGCGGACGCATTTAGATACATTGCGCTAATGATTAAAGAACCAGCAGCCAGAAAACCCAAGGCCCAGGTTGCAATGGTCGCTGGTTGGATGGGATAATAAATTAAAGAGGTACACCAATGGCACGAACAAACGAAGCTAAAGACGAACGCATCCAGAAGGCAATAGACTTTTGGCATTTGAGTAATGATGCGGATTCTGCTAACCGCGCCGAAGCTTTGCAAGATATTAAGTTTGCAGCTGGTGACCAATGGCCCGTGGAGATACAGAACTCGCGCAACGTTGAAGCCCGCCCTTGTTTGACGATTAACAAGATCGATGCCTACATCCGCCAGGTGACAAACCAGCAGCGTATGCAGCGCCCCAGGATCAAAGTGCAGCCAGTAAATAACCTGGCAGATTACAAGATCGCCCAGGTGATCGAAGGCATGACCAGGCACATCGAAGTTAACTCAAACGCTGATACGGCCTACGATACGGCCTTTGACTATGCCGTGCGGATGGGCTGGGGCTACTGGCGCATAAACACCCGCTACGTCAGCGAATCATCGTTTGACCAGGAAATCTACATCGACACAATCGACAATCCGTTTACCGTTTACTTTGACCCTAATTCCGTGCTGCCAGACGGATCGGACGCTGAAAAGTGCCTGATCACGACCGTGATGGATAAGAAGGTTTTCCGCGAATATTACCCAGACGCAGACGATGGCGCTAACTTCACCCAGCGATCTACGGGTGACGATACCGCCAGCTGGATCACCAAAGAAGACATTCGCATAGCTGAATACTTTTATGTAGAACGCGAACGCGCCAAGCTTTACCAACTAAGCGATAACACCGTCCACTTTGCCGACTCCGCTAACTTCTTTGAAAAAGTCGAAGCAATGGGTTTAAGCATTGAAGACGAACGCGACACATTCCGCAAGGCCGTCAAATGGTGCAAGATGACCGCCCTGGAAATCTTGGAAGAGAAAACCTGGGCTGGTAAATATATCCCCGTTGTTCCGTGCTACGGCGCACAAGTAATTGTGGACGATCGCCGCAAGCGCTACGGCCTGGTAAGGTTTGCCAAAGACCCGCAGCGGATGTATAACTTCTGGCGCACCAGCATGACCGAATCGGTTGCGCTAGCACCAAAGGCCAAATGGCTGCTGGCAGAAGGCCAGGACGAAGGCCACGAAAACGAATGGGCATTGGCTAACATCAAATCCAGCCCCGTCCTACGCTACAAGCAAAAAGACATTGAAGGCGTACCAGCGCCCATTCCGCAAAGACTGCAGCCAGAAGCACCGCCCGCGGGCATTATGGAAGCAGCTGGCGCTATATCTGCCGATCTGCAAATGGTCCTGGGCATACTTGATCCCAACCAGCTGCCATCGGGCAACATTTCGGGCAAGGCATTGGCTGGGCAGCAAAGCCAGGTCGACTTATCTAACTTCCACTTCTACGACAACATGACCAGGTCGATCCGTCACACGGGCAAAATCA